TCTTATGCGGGAAAACGACCCGAGAATGCCTCTCTTTAATGAGAGGAAAACAACGGTAACTTTCGGTAAAGGTTAATTTGAGGATTTTATCATGGCTACAACTGCCGCACCGTACGGGCTTCGTCCCGTTAAACGACTAGATGGTTTGCCGTACTCCGGCGCAACCTCTAGCTACTTGATTGACCCAGCAGGGGAGGCTACAAACCTCTTCTACGGCCAAGTTGTTATTCTTGGCGCAGACGGCTACGTTGCTCTTTGTACAGCAACCGGTGCTGACGCAACCACCAACAACCTCGGCGGTTCCAGTATTGGCGCACTGGGTGTGTTCGTTGGTTGTGAGTACGTAAACGCTCAAGGGCAAGTGATTTTCGCTCAGTACTACCCGTCGGGCACCGCAAACGGCGGTCCGATTAAAGCGTACGTTGTCGATGACCCCTTTGTTCTGTTTCAGGCCCAGTTGGATGGCGCAGGCGTACAAACGATCATCGGAACCAACACGCTGTTCCCGACTGTACAAAGTACGAGCACAGGTAGCACCGCTACCGGTAACTCAACATCAGCGCTTGACGCCACGGTGCAGGTTACTGCAGGTGCCTTCCGCATTGTTTCCTTTGTGTCGCCCACAAGCGACGCGTTCCCCGACGTGTTGGTGGCCTTTAGTAATGGCTTCCACCGTTACACCAACAACGTAGGACTATAAGGAGCCCTGAACCATGGCTATTTCACGTGCACAGCTACTCAAAGAACTGCTTCCGGGGCTTAATGCTCTGTTTGGCCTTGAGTATGAAAAATACGGTGAGCAACACGCCGAGATTTATGAGACCGAAAGTTCAGACCGCTCGTTTGAAGAAGAAACTAAGCTGTCTGGCTTTGGCGCTGCCCCCGTTAAAAACGAAGGCTCCGCGATTGCGTACGACAACGCGCAAGAAGCGTTTACTGCTCGCTACACTCACGAAACCATCGCAATGGGCTTCTCCATCACTGAAGAAGCTGTTGAAGATAACCTGTATGACTCACTGTCTACTCGTTATACCAAAGCGCTGGCCCGTGCTATGGCGTACACCAAGCAAGTAAAGGCTGCTGCTATCCTTAACACCGCGTTCACCGGGTCGGGCAATCCGACATACGGCGACGGTCAGGTGTTGTGCTCTACTGCGCACCCGTTGGTGTCCGGTGGAACTAACAGTAACCGTCCTACCACTGGCGCTGACTTGAACGAGACTTCTTTGGAAGCCGCCGTTATTCAAATCGCTGCGTGGACTGATGAACGTAGCCTGTTGATCGCGGCTAGACCGAGCAAGTTGGTGATCCCTCCCGCACTGCAGTTCGTTGCAACTCGTTTGCTCGAAACTGAGCTGCGTGTAGGCACTGCTGACAACGATCTCAACGCCTTGAAAAACAACGGTTCTATCCCCGGCGGGTACACGGTTAACAACTACCTGACCGACACGAACGCTTGGTTCCTGATGACTGACGTGCCCAACGGACTGAAACACTTTGTTCGTACGCCTATGCAGACATCTATGGACGCCGACTTTGACACGGGCAACGCTCGTTACAAAGCGCGTGAGCGATACAGCTTCGGGGTTTCTGATCCTCTGGGCATCTTCGGATCACCCGGCGCGACGTAACGCACGGGGTAACTTCCAGAACGGGTCAGGTGACTGGCGACCCACTAGGGCCCTTCGGGGCCCTTTTTGTTTTTGTTGGATTTGTTGCAAGCTTAGGTATAATTACCCGCACCAAAACAGCATTAGAGAAACGCATGGTTTATGCTAAATAACAATCAAACAACCCCAACTATTTTTGTGCAGATTGCTAGTTATCGTGATTTGGAATGCCAACACACGGTAAAGAATTTATTTGAAAAAGCCACACACCCCGAGCGGATAGTTGTTGGTATTTGTTGGCAGTATGACTCCGAAGAAGATTTAGGCTGCTTTGAGGTAGAACCACCCTTCCCTCGCAACGTGCGAATTAGTGAGCACCACTGGCGCGAAAGCAACGGTGTCTGTTGGGCGCGGCACCAAGCTCAAAAACTGTATAGTGGGGAAGATTATGTGCTAATGATAGACTCGCATATGCGTTTTGTTGAAGATTGGGACAGCTTGTTAATAAAAGAGCTGGCGGATTGTGATGCAGAAAAACCGTTGATTTCTAATCATCCCGCTTCTTACACCCCACCAAATAACCTAGAAACTAACCCCATGCCCACTATAATGTGGGTAGATACTTTTACTGAAAGGGGGGATGTGCGTTGTAAAGGTAGATTTCTAGGGTTTGAGCCGGATAAACCTGTTAGGGGAGCATTCTTGGCAGCTGGGTTTATTTTTTCCCGGGGAGACATTATTAAAGAAGTACCGTATGACCCCTATATTTACTTTAACGAGGAAGAGGTGCTATTTGCGGTAAAACTTTACACGCATGGTTGGGATGTATTTAGTGCCCGACGTCAGTATCTTTACCATTACTACAATAGCGGGAAACCAGAAGAAAAACGCATTACTCATTGGGATGACCACAAAGACTGGGGGAAAATTCAAGATATAAGCATTTTGAGGTTTCGCCACTTATTGAATATGTCACCTACACAAGACACTCGGGCTTTGCAGGATATTGATACGTATGGTATTGGCAACCAACGTAGTATCGAAGCCTTTGAAGCTTATTCCGGTTTGGACTTTAAAAAACGCACAGTTAACTCTCAAGCCCCCTACTGGTTAAATATTCAAAGTTTAGATTTAGCCCAGCAACAAGAGAAAAACAAACTTGCCAGCTATATAGCTCCCCCCCTCCCTCCGGGTGTTGTAGTTGTTGAAAACTTTATTAGCGCGTCGATGTGTAAAGTGCTGTGTGACTACGCCGATTTGCAAGTAGGAGTTAAACTTGGGGTGGTTGATCCCGCGAGCCCCAAGGGTAAAATAGTTTCGATAAATTCCCCCGGGCGAGTTACCGACCACGTAAGTATTGACGGGATGCTGGGGGAAATTCTTAGTCTGTTTAATAGTATCTATACTGGCGCCATGGAGCCATTTTTCAACGTAAAGTTTGAATGGTACGAACGCCCACAGATACTTAAGTATTCCCCCGGGGGGAAGTACAACCAGCACGCCGATGCTGACCACTGGGTGCCGGAAACACAAAATTGGGTTCGCTCACACGATAGAGATTTTAGTGTGTTGCTATATCTTAATGACGAGTATGAAGGGGGCGAACTAGAATTTACTTCCTTTAACTATAAAATTAAACCTAAAGCGGGGATGCTAATAGGTTTTCCATCAGATCATCGTTACTTACACGCAGCGTTACCGACTCTATCTGGTACGCGCTACGTTATCGTAAGTTGGGGCGCTATACTGGGCAAGCAGCGTATCCATGAAAACGCGCCCTATGCCTCAATTATTTTACAAAATAGGGACACCTTATAGCCTACGGTGGGTGCCGTTGCACATTGACATCATCTCCGTTAACTGGTAAAAAGGCCGTAACCCCGGAACATTTTACGCGCTGCAGACCGACCGGGCGGACGACATGCAGACTGAAGCGCACAAACTCGCATGTGAGGAAACAAAATGGCTACCAGCACATTTAACGGCCCCGTAGTATCTCAAAATGGCTTCATTGCAGGCCACCAAGTTACTGCTGCCAACGCAATCAACGCTACAGCAACGGCAACCGCCGCGCAGGTAGCAACCGGCTACATCACTTCTACTTCTGTTGCAGCAACCGCCATCACTTTGCCCACAGGCACGCTGTTGGGCGCGGCTCTTGGTGCGACTCAAGGTACTAGCTTTGACCTTTACATAGACAATACAGCTGGTGCAAATGCCGTGACTATAGTTGTTGCGGTTAACGGTATCTTGTCTACTGCCGCTACGGACACTGCCGGTAGCTTTGGTGACCTGACTGTTGCTTCTGGTGTAACTGGAGTAGGTCGCTTCACAATCATGTTCTCAAGCGCAACAGCTTACGTGTTCACACGCACCGCTTAACAGGGGAGTGCTATGGCTATGCAATATGATGTCAAACAAGGCCATCTCAACCAAAGCGGATTTTTTGTTCTTGGGCGAAACCGCGTAAAAGGCGTTTCTTACTACGGTGGCAGTGGGACACTTGTGCTGTTTGATACTATAACAGCCCCCGTGACTTCAAGCGTTACCTACGGTAGATCGGGCACGCTTGTTACCATAGCAAAAACGAGCCACGGCTTGCTTACTGGGGCTGTAATTGGTATCCACTTTGTTGCTGGTTCAGGCGGCGCCGCAACAGACGGTAACTACGTAGTAACTCGAATTGACGCTAACTCTTTTAGTGTCACCGACCTCAATACCGGAACCATTACAGGGTCTCCGGCGGCTGTGTATTCTTCTGCGTGGATACTAACCTACGAAACTCATAGCACTGATGAGTTCCAAAACGCCCCCGCTATTCCGGGGGAAGGTGTATTAGTGCAGAACGGAATATACGGGTATCTAAGTGGCATTGACGGTGCGCAAATCTATTATGGCTAAAACTCCGGCGTGGACTAGAAAAGAAGGTAAAGCGGAAGCTGGCGGGTTAAACGCCAAGGGCCGCGCTAGTTATAATAAGGCAAACCCGGGCAAACCCGGGTTAAAGCCCCCGGCGCCGAAGCCTAAAACAGAGAAGGCTGCCGCAAGAAAGAAGTCATTCTGTGCCAGAATGTCAGGGATGAAGGCCAAGAATACCAGCGCCAAGACGGCCAATGACCCGAACAGCCGGATAAATAAGAGCCTTCGGGCTTGGAATTGTT